TTACATCCACATAATTTGCTGCCCTGACGGCAACGGGTGCGGCCTTACGGCGTGGACTTCTCCCGGTTTCACGATGTATCGCTGTACCGACTCATAAGTGATGAACGTGGCGCTGCAATTCACGTTCTGACACTGGTGATAACGCTCTTTTGTCGTGTCAGTGATATAGCGGCTTGTACGCGCATGTGCGGCATGCTGGCATAAAGGACAATGAAACATCGCGAGCACCTCTTCCGGTTTTGTTGATGGTGCCATTCTAGTTAATTTATCCTTATAAAACAAACAGATAAAATAAAAACATCACTCATCATCTTCTGTTTCGTACTCCACATCAGAAAGCCTGACCTCAAGCTCTAAGGACGTCGTGAAGCCGCTATTATTCAGAAAATGTGTCACCTTAGTGATTGTCCAGTCCTGCTCGTCTATGACGCGCTTAAAGCCTGACACTTTGACCGGTGTTTCCGTGTAAATATCTGCCCGACCGGTAGCCAGGCTGATGGAGAACTCCGCCACGCCCCGTTGCAGCTTATCCCACTTCGCCTGAGCGGCGCGCATGGCCTGCGCTTTCGTGGCATATACCGTGGTCAGGGCAAAAACGTTGTCAGCCTCACCGGCCATGCATTCACCTTCGCGCGCTTCCGGTACTTTTGGCGCTTTCTTCTGCGTGACTGGTTTCGCTTTCGGGTGCTCCAGTGCGCGCAGGTGTTTCTCTTTCTTTTTGCGTTTCAGTTTTACCTTCTGCTTTTGCGGCTTCGGGTCTTTGGTGTGAAGCCACTTTGCCGTTACGCCGGTATAGGCTCCACGGTCAGCAATCGCAAAATGATGACGGTCACCGTCGCTGCGGGTGATGGTGATCTGCGGGATTTTTTTACCGCTGGCCGTCACCCCCTGCCCCGCTTTGAGAAACAGCAGTTTTCCCATTTTTACCGACACCTCGCCGCCGTTGCGTTCAGCAAGACGGGTCAGGAATTTCACATCGGACTCCTGCGACTGGTCGATGTGCGGGATTTTAATTCCGGCCAGTGACGGAGCGACACTGGCTTCCAGCCTGTTACGGGTGGCTATCGCCTCAACAATCGCACCGAGCGTGGTGTCATGCCAGGAGCCTTCCCGGCGGGAATTGAGCGTCCCGCGAAAATCTGCACTCCGGGCGCGGATGGTGACCACATCCGGTGCGCCCCGGTGTTCAACCTCATCAACGGTAAATTTCCCTTTGCATACCAGGGCAAAACCTTTCCAGCCGATATACACCGTCAGGACAGCGCCACGAACCGGCAGCCCGACCTGCCCGTCGGCATCGTTCAGTTCAATATCAAGCTGGTCAGCCTCAAAGCCCCGGTTATCCGTCAGGGTCATACTCATCAGACGGTCGCTGATATTGCCGGTAATATCCCTGCTGTCGAGCATCAGCATGTAATCCGGCGTCAGCGTACTGCCTGCATCAAATGTCAGTGCATCCAGCATTATCCCGCCCCCGTCATATCCGTGAATTTAGTCGCCATACTGCCAGCCTTACCGATGAGCGATTCCTCCTGTTTACCGATATCGCCATAAAGCGCGGCCAGTGATTCATCAACGCGGGTGAGCGACAGCGTAAAATCAATTTTCCGGGGTGTGCCGTCTGCAAAGAAAATACTCCCTGTTTCACTCACCTTGCTGATGACATACATGCCGTAAATCATGCCGGTGCCATCCAGCAACGGCCACGCCCGGCCTTCCTCTGCCATCAGTCTGAGCGTGGTCATCGTCAGCTTTCCGCCGGTCAGTTCAGGATAAAGCACACCGGCAAGCGTGATGTTTTCCTCACCCGCACCGAGAAACTGAAAGGCATCCCGTTTGCCGATACGGGAATTTGACGGCCAGCGATAATCTGATTCACGCTGCATGGTCTGGTGTGGCAGCGTCTGGCGCATAAAAACAAACATACCTAACGCGAGCATCATTTTTCGTTACCTCCTTAACCGTCATGCATCATGCTGGCACGGGCGCGCGCACGTTTATCCCGCTCGTATTTTTCGAGCACATCCTGTAACTGGCGGTCAAGCTGTGTCCCCGGCGCAGTACCGCCCGTCAGGTTGATGTGATATTCGTTTTTACTCTGGTCCACATAAGAGCGACCAGCCGGTGCCGTGACCGGCTGGTAAGCCTGATAGCCTGCATAAGAGCTGGTCGCCGGAATATAACCACCTGTGCCATACGTGGCGGCATGAGTTCTGGCGGCAGTCTGGTCAAGTGCGTCAGACTCTTTGTTGATGACGCCGAGTTTTTCCAGTACCCAGTCAATACCGCTGCGCAGTTTGTTGAACGCATTAAGCGGCAGCATCAGCGCGTCAGCCAGTGCCTGCCCGAACATGACGCCAGTATCACGGCAACGGTTCAGGGTGTCCTGGGTGGCTTTGACCGGGGCAATCAGGTTTTTAAACCACTGCCACGCGGCCTGTAACTTTTCGCCCAGCCAGTCAAACACCGGTTTCAGTGGCGAGAACAGCTCCCCCACCGGCGCAAATGCTGCTTTCAGCCCTTCAACCACACCACCAAAGAATGCGCTGACAGGCTCCCAGTATTTACGGATAAGCAACGCCCCGGCGACAATGGCGGCCACCACAGCCACAATCGGCCAGCTAATCGCCCCGATGGCCGTCATAACAGCACTGCCAACCGTCGTGAAGATTGCCCCCATTGCGCCTGCTGCCGCGATGATGGCATTAATGCCGGTGATAACCGGCCAGGCTACAAGACCAATTGCACCGATGATGCCAATAAGCGCCAGTGCGCCACCGACAATAAGGCCGATGGTTGACGCCAGTGATTTGTTTTTCTGGATCCAGCCGTCGAGTTTTAACACATACTTTGTGGCCGTCTGCGTGAGATTACGCAGTGCGCCTTCCTGTTGGTCAAACAGGTCAGTCCCCACCGCCTCATAAGCAGACTGAAACTCCTTAAAGTCACCGCCGAGGTTATCCTGCATGATTTTAACCAGCTCTTCCGTTTTACCGTCCGAGGCTTTCAGCGTGGCGGTCAGCTTATCCAGTTTTCCGCTTGCAGCCGCTGCCAGTAAAACGTTCGCTGATTTCAGGGCTTCCTCACCAAAAATGGTTTTAAGGTATTCCCCCTTCTGAGACGTTCCCAGCTTGTGTTTATCAAAGCTGGCCTGAATCTCTTTCAGAATGGTGAACAACGGACGCATATTTCCCTTTTTGTCCGAGGTTTTAACGCCAAGCTCTTTGAGTGCTTCCCATGCTTTCCCTGTCGGAGCCTGTAATCGGGTGACAACGGCACTACTACCAGTACCCGCCATTGACCCCCTGATGTTATTGTCATGCAGCACACCTGTCATGGCCGCTGCCTGCTTGTCAACGCCAAGATTATTGGCCGTTTTTCGCCATTTTTAATGTCCGCTATTGGTCATTAATGTTGTCCGCTTTCCGCCATTTCATCATCACTGATTGGCGTGGCGTTTTTTGCCAGCACTCCCGCTTTGCGTTTTTCCTTTAACCGGTAGCTTTCTCCTTTGATGTTCAGTGTGGTTGAGTGGTGGAGCAGTCGATCCAGGATTGCCGTTGCCAGCACGTTATCGCCGAACATCTCTCCCCAGTCGGCGAACCCTTTATTTGATGTCAGCACGATGCTCGCTTTTTCATATCGACGGTTCAGCAACCGGAAGAACAGACTGGCTTCCTCGCGGGTCATCGGCAGATAGCCTATCTCATCCAGTATCAGTACCCGGGCATAACCAAGCTGCTGTAGCTGTTTTTCCAGCCGGTTTTCCTGTTTTGCCTTCATGAGTGTGGCGATCAGCTTATCCAGTGGCATGAACAGTACCCGATGACCAGCGTCCGCCGCTTTTACCCCGAGAGCGACTGCCAGGTGCGTTTTACCCACACCGGGCGGACCCAGCAGGATCACGTTCTCGCTACGCTCCACGAACGCCAGCCCGGCCAGCTCACGGACGACCTTACGATCGATACCTGGCTGGAAGCCGAAGTCGAACTGCTCCAGCGTTTTGACCCACGGGAAGCGGGCCTGTTTCAGCCGGGACTCCATACCGCGCTGATGCCTCCCGTTCCATTCCTGCTGCAACGCCATGCACAGGAACTCGCGGTAGTTCAGTTCTTTTTTGGCCGCCTGCTCCAGCAGGCTTTCAACGTGGTAGCCCAGATGTTCCATTTTAAGACGACTCAGCAGTGTCTCCAGTTCATGCATCACAACAGCTCCTCATACGTACTCAACGGTCTGTGTTCCACCTGACTGACCTGCTGCCAGAGTGGGGCGTGATGCTCCGGCACGGTTTGCCAGCTGGATGCAGCCGAACAGAGACGGTGCGATGCTACCTGTTGCTCATTACTGTAGATCCGTAGTTCATCATCCAGCGAGATCCGTATTGATACCGGCTGGCCACACAGGCTTTCCGGTACGCTGTAACGGTTCCCGCCAACCTCGATATAGCCATCCCAGGAGACATGACGGATATCGAAATAGCTGGTATCGAAGTCCGTACCCGGCAGCGGATGCAGATGCTCCTGTTCCTGCGTGAAGCGCTGTTCCGGTGTCTGCCTGAACTGGCGAAGTTCTCGCCTGTCAGCAACGTCAGCCATCCACTGCTCCAGTAGCTGGTTAACATGGGCGAAGCTGTCGAACCGGCGGTACCGGATGAAGAAGTTTTCCTTGAGGTATTTCACCATCCGTTCAACCTTACCTTTGGTTCTGGCCCTTCGTGGACGGCAGGCCCGTGGCAGGAAGCCATAGTGATCGGCCAGCAGCAGGAACCCGGAGTTGAACACCACCTTCCCGTTGTTATTTTTCAGCACTGCGGCTTTCTGGTTATCGACCAGCACGGTTTTCACGCTACCGCCGAAGTAGCGAAAGGCGCGGACCAGTGACTCATAGGTATGTTCAGCATCCTGCTTTGGTGCCGCGAAGACATGGAAGCGACGTGAGAACCCCAGCGTATTAACCGCGAAGTTAACCCTGCATCGTTGCCCGGCAACCTCAGCCTCAACTTCTCCCCAGTCATGCTGTAGCTGGTAACCGGGCTGAGTTTCGAAGCGAACCGTTTTCTTCGATGGCCGCATCTTACGTTTGGGCTGGATGTAGTAGCGCAACATGGAACGGCCACCGGTATAACCCATCGCTTTGATTTCCGCCAGGATGACCTCGCCGTTCCAGACGTTCTCAGCCAGACGCATATCTATATAGTCCATGAACGGCTTGAGTTTGGCCATTTTGTGGCGTGTTTTTCTGGCCGGAGGTTCCGGGTATTTCAGGTACCGTCTGACGGTCCGCTCAGAGCAACCAACCTGAGTGGCAATATCAACAATATACGCACCTTGCTGGCGCATTTGCTTTATCATGTAAAAATCCTCTCTGCTCAGCATGAGTGTTCCCTTTGTGGTGTAGGAACCTTAAGGAAACAACATGTTGGGTGGAGCGGACAATCCAAATGGTGAATTACTGTCTTATATCATTGGCGCTGACATGCTCAAGACTTACACCCGCCGTCCTCGCAACCGGCCCGAGGTAAGTCAGTGCATCACTGAGCCCCTGAAAATCAGCCGCCGACTTATTCATCGTTGCCGACAACACGTCGCCCACATGGCTGACATCATCATTTGACAGTTGAAAGGATGCCTTAGTCCCCAGCAACAGTTGCGCGTTTTCTTCCATCGACCGCTGATTCGCCAGTGCCATATTCAGCGTGACCGGCGTTGCCGCCTGAATAGCCGCAGCATCTCCACCCGCTTTCGCGATGATTATCTGTGCACCGGCCGCATCATCCGCCGAGGCGGCGGTATTGTCGCCGAGCTGGCGCGCCTGTTTGCGTAGTGCGGTCATTTCGGCGGAGTCTTTTGCCACTCCGAGCACGGCCTGCAATTCTGAGTTTTTCTGCGCAAACTCATAACCGGGCATCAGCAACTTAACTCCGGTCATCGTTCCCGCCGCCGCAATCCCCACACCGGCAGCGCCTACTGAGGCCATATTTCCGGCCAGTTCCTTTCCGGCCTGATAACGCTGTTTGACTGCGTTAAGTTTTGCCTGTTGCGCACTGACACGCGCCAGCGCGTCGCGCTGCCGGTTAAGCTGTGCGGTGGTTTCACTGATACGGTTTTTCAGTCCCTGCTCATCATGTGCAAGATTGCGGGTATTAATTCCCACAGCGGCCAGTTCCCGCTGCTGGCGTTTAACGGAATCCGTCAGGCGGTTATATTTCGCCTGTAAGTCCTCCGCCGCTCGCTTTGCTGATTCCAGCACTTTCGCCTGAGCACGGGTCGGACGTTCGGTGTTTTTAAACTGTGTGGCAAGGGCTTCTGCTTCCTGCCGAGCCTTTTCAAGTGCATGACCAGTCACGGCGAGCTGTGCACTGGTCTTGCGAAATCCCTCAATACGGGATGTCTGACCGTTCAGCTCGCGCAGTGATTTTTGTGTTTCCCGGATATCCCCCGACAGCGATTTGCTCGCTGTACGGATGGATTTAAACGGGCGTGATGCCTGGTCAACAGCCCTGAGCAATACCTGTAATTTTACATTGTTACTCATTCGTGTTTCCGCTTCGCCGGAGCGCCTTTTCGCGCCATGTGATGAGTTCGGTCAGGCTCATGGGATACAGTTCTGATGGCGGCCAGTGAAATATCACTGCCACATCCGCCATCAGGTCATCGACCGAGAGATTTTTCGGAAACGTCACTGCACCGAGTTCGGCGACAAAAAACCGACCACCTTACCGGCCAGCGCCACAAGGTCAGGCAGTTCCAGCGCGGCGACTTCCTGCTCGGTCACCCGGCTCCGTGTTTCACCTGCTGGAGCCGGATATTAATCAGGAGCTGTACGGCCTGCCGGAATATCTCAGCGCCCTTAACTCTGCCTGGCTGAATGAGTCGGCCACGCTGTTCCGCCGCAAGTATTACGAAAACGGCGCTCATGCCGGATACATCATGTACGTCACCGATGCCGTGCAGGATCGCAACGATATCGAAATGCTTCGCGAAAACATGGTTAAGTCGAAAGGCCGTAATAACTTTAAAAATCTGTTTCTCTATGCCCCACAGGGGAAAGCCGACGGCATTAAAATTATCCCGCTCAGTGAAGTGGCAACGAAGGACGATTTTTTTAATATCAAAAAAGCAAGTGCTGAAGATCTAATGAGTGCTCATCGCGTGCCTCCCCAAATGATAGGAATGATGCCCAACAACACAGGAGGATTTGGAGATGTAACAAAAGCAGCACAAGTCTTTGTACGCAACGAGCTAACGTTCCTCCAAGAGCGATGTAAAGAAATTAACTGTTGGGTTGGCGAAGATGTATTTCGCTTTCGAACTTATTCATTATGACCCATCACCGAAACAAACACATAACAAGATTAGAACCAACACAAATATAGTGTAAAAGATTACACGACAGGCATGCAAATGCATGCCTGTACAAGAGAACACTTCATGTAAAAGAAGTTATTTTTTGCTGCGCCTTCATTTTATAGAAATGCAAATTCACTCCGTCACTCAAAAGAATTTTCTTCTTTAACCTATTGGTTTCTGTTGAGTTTAGCGGATTCCTAGTGCTAACAATAGCACCATGTTTTTTTTCTTTAGCACCTACATTAATCACACCTGACTTTAAAGTTGTCACTATCTGTTTAACAGCTTTTTCAACATCACTTCCTTTAAGTTCAACAAAAAGATGTGAAACATCCTGATTGTTATAAATCTTCAAATAATGATCACACCGCTCTCCAACAACAATAGCGCAACCATCTATTAACTTATGCTCAACTTCCAACTCATTATCATTTGTGACTGACAATTGCGTTGACGTTCCTTTATCAGATAGCACAATGATTTTATTTTTTGTTTTTCCTTTGCAATTTTTACACATTCAATCACCTAATTCACAGTAGCCGAATATTCGATATCAATCAATGCATCAAAAGTCTCTGAAAAAATAGAGGAAATCCTATCTATTTCATTCGCATCTAATATATTTAGTTCGGAATCCAGTATTTCCGTCACTTTCCCAGCATTAACCATATAAGCTGTCACATCATCAAAATCAATAATTTGAGACTCTGGAACAAGCTTATATAAGCGTTCGATATCGGTATTATTCTTGCCCTTAATACACTTTAATGCATTACCTGCTTGAATCAAATTATTGAAGGCACTTAGAATATATGGACTATGTGTTGTTATTGTATAGCTACAATAGCTTTCTGCTTGGTTATACGCTGAGGCTATTAAAGATACAACTTTTGCTTGGGCAGAAGGAAACAGATGAGCCTCCGGCTCCTCAATAATAAAACTCTTACTAGTCACAGACTGTAAATACGGCCATGAGGATAACATTAAAGCCATTGGTAACGCTTCTTGCTGCCCTGAGCTCGAGTTGTTAAGATTCGTCTTCTTAGCAGCATGACGAATAAAATCCTCACCCTTTTCTGTTATATATTTTCCGCAAATCAACTCCTCCACAAGTTTATTAACATGTTGAGGCACAGCCCCCCTAAGCATCCTAATCATGTAATCTTGGTTAAATAATTTTTTTGTTTGTTCATACAGAGAACCAAACTCTGTCAAAAAGTAGTCAATTTCTATACTACTGGATAAAAATGAAAACACATTTTTTTGCAAATTAGCAAAAAAAGAGCGCCCTGCGGGGATATAAAAAACACTTTCAAGCTTTGTTTCTGGTTCTGAAAACAATCCTAGAGAAAGACATACTCGCAATTCATGTTCAATTCCGCGTTTACGTCTTCTCGTAACGCTTTCTGCAAGTGAATTCTCAATATTTTCATCTAAATCCTTTCGTACAATCAAACGAAGTTTAGCAATCGTCTTCGTTAAATTCTCAGAAAGGTCTATTTTCAATGACCCTTTGCTATTTTTTCGATTAGTAATCCGCACCCAATAGTGCTTATTACTATACTCAATAAAAAACTCATCATCAGCCCAATACTGCTGAGGGAAAATTTTACTAAACTTATTCTTTTGCTCCTTCAATATATCTCTTTTAGTTTTACCCTCTGTTGAAGCTCGTAGTATATCCATAGGATAATCTTTAAAATATTTTATTAGCTTTGCAATGACACTTTTCCCCTGTGCCTGAGGCCCAATAAATATATTCACTTTCTTAAGAGGAATATCAACTTTTTGAATAGTGAGAAACTTATCAATCTTTATATTTTCCATATCATCTCCTTTGATGTGTTTTTAAGCGTAAACACCTTTTTATCATATGTACAAAAACACAAATACTCAACCATAATCCTTCGCTCTTCTGTTTATCTTACGCGCGGTGCTTTCCCCGCCTCGCCCGCCCGCTTCATGTGGCGGTTTTAATGCAGTTGCATAGATACTATGGATCCGCACCAGCTCTGACCGCGAGCAGCTGGAACGGGCATCCCCGACGCATGCAAAAACATTCACTTGTTGCATGCACGGCTTATTTAATGACAAATCAACTTAAGCGTCACCGCAGCTCCCACAAAAAAAACGTAACACCATGATTTTAGTGATATTTATGACTTTTTTAATTGCTTATTTAAGTCCGCCATATTGAAACCGTGCATTTTTTAGCCACCAATAACTTTAAAAAATTTACATTGCTTTCAATACCTTATCATCCGTAGTCCCTGCTTTTTACTTTGAGCTATATCAAAAAAAGCTCAAACATCCTTGATGCAAAACCAGTATTACACAACATAAAATGCAACCAGAAACAACGACATACTATATGTTGTGTTGTTCAGGCTCTCTGTTCGGTGATATGCCAGATCACTTTGCGTTTAAACAGAGCATTATTTCAGGGCAAGACTTCGCTAAATAGTAACTCCGCCTCAGAAGCGCATATATCGGCGGAAATTGCCCTCTGCTTACAGGAGGAGATATGAAGAAGTGCTATTACTGCATTCTCGTTCTGGCCCTCTTTGGCTATCCATATGGTAGTCCAAGTGGTTTGTCAGTAAACGTCAGTAATATCCATGTAAGTATTATTCTTTAATATGCTTCAAACAAAAAAACCACCTGCCAGGGTGGTTTTTTTGCGCCTGTCATCATTCCGATGAAAGACTAGCAAGACTTCGCTCGAGATGAATTATGCTTCGACAAAAGGTCACTCGCAATGGTTTTATTAGCCGAAATAGATGCTCTTTTATGACTCGAATCAAATAGCTGCCTTAAATTACATGCTAGCGATTCAATACAATTTAGCCTTCTACTTCAGCATGCTATTGCTCCTCATCTGCCTTAGAGGCGCTTCGCATAATCCATTCAAAGGCATATAAAATCACGCTGCATTTTTACTCAAATGGGTAACAAAAATCCAGGCCACTCATCAGCGACCTGATAATTGAAAGATTTCCCGTAATAATTTACGGTCGCGCCACGCGCCAGCGCCTCAAGCTCCCATCGCTGCGGCCTGATACCGTTCTGAGCAAGGTCAACGCGGATACGGGTAATTTGCATTCTTTCCGACCGGGTCAGTCTGGCCGATGGTGCAATTTCATGTGGTTTTAACGGGCTTCCGTTTCTTTGCTGACGATTTGGTGTTCTCAGGTCGTGTTTTAATGCCCCCCTGAGCGCCCTCACGACCTCCGTGTCGTTCCATTCGATAACACCGTCATCAACCAGATTAAGCACTGCTGCGGCGTGTTCAGAAGGTGTGGGAGCCGGTAACGAAGTATCACCACCGGTGAGCTTTCCACAGTTATTGACAGGACTCCGAGGCGCGGCGATGCCGCTTTTTAAAGTCAAAGGCTCAACGACCGGAACTTTCGGCACAATGCGCCAGTCCGTCGTTCTGGTGATATGAATATGACGCGCGCCGAGATGCGGCGCGTAAATGCCGACCACTCTCTCGACTTCTTCCTCGTACTCGTTAACGTCATCCGACGGGCTACGGGCGACCCTGACAGTCTGACAATCGCGCGGGACATTTGCCCCGCCCTGCGCGCTGATATACAACGCAAAATCACCACTGTCTGCGGCGGCGCGTGCAGCCTCGACGCGTTCGTCAAATTCATCAGCAATGCTGACGCCGCGAGGCAATTTGCGTAGTTCACGGTAAGCCCCCATTGTCGGCAGGCCAACCGTTTTAAATTGCGGAATGCGCCACGTTGACGCCCATGCGGTAACAGCCGCAGCAGTATCTTTCAGTGGCCTGCCGGTATCGTTATCGAGCTGACCATCCAGTGCATAGCCATCGATGTTTTTTGAGATGTATTTCGCGATATACCCCGCAGCACCGCCCCGGTTAAGATGTTTTGCCTGAAAACGGTTTCGCGCGGCTCCTCTTTCGTCTCCATCCTCTTTGAGCGCGTAGCGACGCATGATTTCAATAATCTGGTTACGCTGGCGTGGATTACAAAAAAGCATCATATGCCAGTGCGGCGTTCCGTCGTGGTGTGGCTCGACGACACGCAAACCGTAGACCTGTAAATCATTATCCTTGAATGCCGTGCGCATCAGGCTCCAGATATGGCAGAGATAACGCTGCGCATCCTTTGGATTAAATGCCTCATCGTTCCAGCCGTGATTTAGCTGGACGGTTTTACTTTCGCCTTTTCCGACCTGACGTGTCGGGTGATACTTTGACGGCGCGGTCAGCGTGATAAACATCCCCACATCACCCTCTGCGGCGGCGTAACGCTCAATGCCGGCAATGGTGTTCATCAGCTCCATCCGGCGAATTTCAGGATTAGAAATACTGCCCATCACCTTACTGATAAGGTCGATGCGCTCGCCGGTTTCCCTGTTTTCAAGGTCACACGATTTAAGAAATTCCAGATTTGCCTGGCGGCGTGCACGTACATCACGAATGGCATGTTTACTGGCATAAGGAGAACGGTCTTTATTCACCTCCCCGACAGCAATCAGTAACGCCTCATGCCAGCGCATACGCTGGCCTTTGAGCTGATGAGTCCACCACTCATCGTTAAACAGACGGGCAATGGCAGAATATGCCTGCCTCGTGGTCATCTGTCCTTTACGGTATTTTTTCCAGTAGAGCGGGGAAATATTGAAAGCACGTGCAGCGCCAGCAACATGACCATAGAGGTGAGCCTGCGCCTCATCCGTAAACAGCGATTCTTTTTCGCCATGCGCATCCACCCAGGCATCGCTGAGTTCCTCATACATCATGAAAAGCTGCGATGAGATACGGGCGGCAAACTTTTTCAGCTCCTTGTCATTCATTCCCGGCAGGCGCGCATAGTGGTCACGCTCTGCCAGAAACAGCAACGACGCGTCGGTGTTCATTTCATGGCGCTGATTCACACGCTCAATGCGCGGCCATAAACGACGCTGAAAAGTGGATGTGAGAAAATAAAACCCGTGCACCGGGCTTTTATTGCGCCGGATGTAGTCATAGCGTGAAGTAAACAGCGAGCGCAAAAAGTAAGGCAGACGGTTAATCGTGGATAAAACCCCTTGCACCTGACGCATCTCGTCACGTGTAAGGGGTCTTTCGCGCCCGACAGCCTCGCGTGGCGCGTTCCATGCATAAGCACCGGTAAACGCCTTACCGGTGCCTGCGGCAAATGCTGACGGAGGGACAAAACGCCCGGAGGCTTTAACGGCCATATGAGCCAAAAGCCTCTGAACAACGCCTGCTGAGTTGCTCAACCTGCGCGTTTAAATCAGCAAAAGACTTTGCGCTTCCGGTCAGAATATCGTGATGCATCAGGCCGGAAACGAGCTGGCTTAATTTCGGATAATAACCAACCACCGCCAGCCATTCCTGACCGGCGTTTTTACCGCTTTCCGCTCTCTTTTTCTCGTGGAGAATAAACTGAAAGCTGTCACTGGTAACGACATAACGTTCGCCAATTTCAATACGAATACTCATGCCGTTCTCCGGTAATGTTTGTTTTTTGCTTCAAAGACTGACTGGCAGGAAACACAACGCGTGGCTGACGGATAAGCCGCACGACGGGCAGCAGGTATTGGCGCGTCACACTCTTCGCAAACCAGCGCAGAAGCACCGCAATGTTTTACCCTTGCCGCGTTAATCTGACGCTCCAGTAATTCAGCCTGTTGTTCCTGAATAAAATCTACGTTGTCCGGCATTACCAGCTCCTTTTGTCGTTAAGTTTTTTAAATTCATCAGCGCAATAGCTGGCAATTTCTGTCGTTAATTTCGTCAGTTCATCCACGGAGGAGATTTGCTTGTGAAATACAGCGCGTTTAACAAGTAAATTGACCACATCAGACAGGAGATTTAATTCGTTCTGATAAATCGCGATAACAGACTCAGTTATTTCGCGTTTTTCTTTATCAAGACCAAGTTGAATAAGAGATAAATCGCCATTTTTCATAACGGTGATTTTTAAGGCGTTATTCAGTAATACAACTGAACGAGAACAGGACATCAAAGCACCTCCCCGCGAGACAATCCGATATTGTGAAATTTTTCCGACTCCTGACTGAGCAGCTCGACTATCTCCACGCGGGATAACTCCGCCTTTGTGATGTGGCGAATCATGGCGTCAAGATGAGAAGAAAAGCGCGTCGCAGCGTCGGCCTGTGCTTCGGTTCTGGCCTGTTGCAGCAGTAATGCGTATTTACCGCACTGATTTTCAGAAACTGTATGCATGACTTTCTCCAGGCAAAAAGAAACCCCGCACAATTAAGTGCGTTAAAAACTCTGGTTAATTATTTAATGCAGATATTGCTCTGGTTTTACCGACGTCAGAATTGTCGGTGCATACTCAAACAGGCTGAATAATTCACGTAATGCACGGAATAAAGCATCACGCCAGTAACATGATTCTTCATTAATTCGCCAGTATGGCTGGTTAAATTCTTTTTCTGTCAGTCGTGCGTGCATAAATAAAGTACGGCGCTGACTGACGGTTAAAAAACTAATATATGCATACTCACTTGCGCCAACCTGACGGCGTTTTGAGAATGCCCCACGCAGTTCATCAATTGCACAAACCAGCCGTTCACGTTCGACGTCGTTCATTTCTTCAAAACGCATCGTTGCGTGACGTTGTTTTAACTGCGCATGAAAGCAAACTGTTAGCCGTTCGCGCTCCATCATCTGATTATAATAATCACATGTATCCTGCCAGCGAGGGACGGCAAGATGCTTACCAATTATCCGGCGCATAGCTGCTGGCTGTTTTTCGACGAGATTGAGCGTCATCACTGTCATTTCCAGACCCTCCGGCTTTTCAGAAAGGTCAGAGCCTTTTTTAACGGACTCTGTTTTTTGGTGCGGATAATGATTCCCTTACGCCCCTTACCGTGGGTGATGGTGAAGTCAATCGCCCTGGGGCTTTCGTTACGCAATAACTGAGCAATACAACGAGGCTCATTCATCCTTTCCACCTTAAGCCGCACGGCCATGTCTTGATTTGCTGTAACTAATGCGATTTTTCCAGTCATGCCATTCTGTCGGAGCTTCATCAACCAGTTGGGCTGCGTACTTGTCCCACTCACGGCGATTAATCCATAATTCAGCTTTCCCTCTTGGTTTTAATGGGTCTGTCATGTAGAAGGCTGGCAGCTTTCCTGCTTTAGCCATTTCAGCCACCGCGCGTGGTGTCTTACCGATGTAAAGAGCAAAACCTTCTTTCGACAGCAAATCAGATGGGCGCTCTGAAATCTGAATGCTTTTACGTTTGGCTTCATTTTCGAAACTTGCCTCATCGCTAGTTGGACAAGAAATTTCTACATTTGTCGTCACTTTGCTATCCTCCATAAGATTTGCGATTCACCAACTGGAGCCATCTAGAGCCTTTTTGAGTGAATCACAAATTGCCAAGTAGCAATATAATTGGAGATTAGCAAAATTATGTCAAGTGAACAAAGTGAGAAACTAAAGCTCATCCGTGAATCCGAACGTCTTAAAACTAAGGAACTTGCTGAATTAATTGGAATTAATTACTACACATATCATGGATATGAATCAGGAAAATCAAAAATGCCTATGGAAGCAGGTATGAAGCTGTTTAAGCATCCACGCTTTCGCAAGTATCGTGACTGGTTCATGTTTGATGAAACAGATCCAGCAGCTGGACAAATAGCCCCGGCTCTCGCACACATTGGGCAAGACTCAACAACCTTGCACCACTCAGACCAGAAGACTGGCTGACGATTTATTCAGCATATGTGTGTAGTAAATGTACGAAAGAAAATTGCATTAATTTTCAAGTAGTAGAAGTAAACAGCGTCATCGGAGGGCTTTATGTCTATTAAAAAGCTCGATGATGGTCGTTATGAAGTGGACGTCAGACCGCAGGGTGCAGATGGAAAACGTATCAGGCGGAAATTTAAAACTAAAGGTGAAGCTCAGGCATTCGAACGTCATGTATTGGTTAACTACCACAACAAAGAGTGGTTGGAGAAACCAGCCGACCGCCGAACTCTTACAGAGTTGTTAGGTAGATGGTGGATATATCACGGAAAATCACATGAGCGTGGAGATATTGAACGGGGGCGTTTAACGACAATAATCGCCAAATTTGCAGAAATGGGAGTGTCCAGAGCTGACCAGCTAACAAAGAAAACGATAACTGATTATCGCGTTGTAATGATGAACGATGGTCTAAAACCAGCCAGCGTAAATCGACATCTGGCAATAATGAGCGGGATGTTCACCAAGTTAATTGACGCCGGTGAATACCACTCCCACAACCCGTTCCGTGAGATTAAACGGTTACGTGAAGCTGTTACGGAAATGGCTTTTTTGTCCAGTGAAGAGATTACGCGGCTGTTATCCATGCTTGATGGTGATGAATTAAATGCAACTCTGGTCTGCCTTTCTACTGGTGGACGCTGGAGTGAAGTGTCTAATTTAAAAGCTGAACACATCATTAACCAGATGGTTACGTTTATGAAAACTAAAAACGGAAAACGCAGGACAATTCCCGTTTCGCAGGACCTGATTAAACGGATCAAGACCAAAAATTCAGGCAGGCTTTTTAATGCCAGTTACTACAAAGTGCGTAACGCTCTCAGGGAAGTAAAACCCGATTTACCTGACGGACAAGCAGTACATGTTTTGAGGCATACATTTGCCACACATTTTATAATGAATGGAGGTAACATAATCACATTGCAGCGCATCCTGGGTCATTCTAACATTCAGCAAACTATGACCTACGCACACTTTGCACCGGATTTCTTACAAGATGCTGTGACTCTTAACCCGGTGTCAGGAATGTCCATAATGCGTCCATAA